GCACAACTCAAACACTGGTTGCCAGTGCTGTAGGTGGAGACATCAACTGTTGTGGCGGCATTAGCTGTGTAACATTTAGCTGTCAATGCCCAACAAGTTCAGGACGCTGCTGTTATATGGTGCATGTTCCTGGCCCAGCGGGTGTATGGAGCTGTGGTAATACTCCATATATTAGCTATACGTTTACTGACGATGCTATGGAAGCACCTTTGCCAGGACAAGGTCTACATGGATTCATCGTAGGACTAAGTACTAGTCGTAACGGTACCAAAGGATCCCCGCATCCATATAACTGGCGTTCAGATCGTATCTGCGGTTGTTATGAAGCAACAGGCTGTAATCCTTATGTTCCTTATGGATGGGGAGGCCCAGGACTTGCGTTCACTGGCGATGTTAGAGATAACGGTTATAGAGGTGGACAAGGTGCTGTTAAAATTAGATTCTTTACTTAACAGGAGTATAAATGCGTAAATTTTTTACGTTTAAGATTTCAGACGAACCATATAAAACAACTACTGATTTGAATAAAACAGTAGATGCTATATATGAAGGCCCAAAATTTTTAGCATTGTGTATTCATACACCTACTAGTTCGATCAAATACGTAGCAGGCGGCGGCGAAACAGAAGCAGAGTTAGCACTTAATAATTTGGTAGACGAAGATCCGGATACCGAATTTATCGTGTTAGATGCGTCTATCAACACCTTTGAAGCAGCATATCTTACAGGATATTATACGCACGATCCTATTCCGGATTATACAGAAACTCTTCCAACAGGAGAAACTTGGACGTACACGTATTCAGGTGGCGGCATCACTCAAAATTATTTTGGTCAAGATCTATTTTACGCGGCCGGAGAATTTTCCACTCCGCGATTCAGAACTCATGCTATTACCAAAGAAAGTATTTTTTCAGGTATAGCAAACAGTATAGAAATGATCAATCGATCATTAGCAGACAATGACTATACATCGGCTGAAAGACAGGCGATAGAAGAATATAGAGATTGGTTAAGTAACCTAGAAACCAATTATCCTAATATAGATCATTGGAAACTTCCGTTTCCGTCAAATCCTCCACAAATATACTAAAAATTAGTTGACTCTTAATTAGTCTGGCTGTATTATATTAAAGATATATAATACGCTAGACTTTTTAACGAGGACTAAATGACTAGATCCAAAGCATTTTTTATCAACGGTGGCGCAGGCCGCGTCATTTGTGCTATTCCTGCCCTTGAACAGTACGAAAAAGAATCACAAGATAAAGATTTTATCATAGTGTGCGAGGGTGGTACAGACCTATTCAAAGGGCATCCAACACTGGATGACAGAACCTACGACGTTTGGCATAAAAATCTTTTCAAAGAAAAAGTTCGAGATAGAGACGTAGTTAGTCCAGAGCCATATAGAGTTTGGGAGTACTATAATCAACAATGTAGTTTGGCACAGGCATTTGATATTGAAATAAATCAAAAAGGAATTAGACAACTAGCCAAACCAAATTTGTTACTGTCAAAAGAAGAATTATTACACGGTCGTCAAGTAGTAAGCGAAATCAAAAAAACATTAAAAAAAGAAAAAGCTGTGGTATTTCAACCTTTTGGTAGAGGTATCCAGTACATTGACGAAAGCTTTGTAGATCCTACTAGTCGTAGTATAGAATATAAAGACGTTAAAGTTCTAATTAGAAAATTACAAGAACACGGCTATGCTGTAATCATGATGAGTGAGCAGTAGTGTTTGGAGCAACATATCCTATTAATGTGTCTTATCCTGATGTAAGTACTTTTAACATTTTGGACATGGGTGAAGAAACTAGAGAGTACAGTCCTATTAGAATCGCGCCTGATGAACGTGTTGATCGTAAACACGAACACATAATGAGTATGAGTCCAGAGATTCATGATTATGTAATTAACACAATTTTAGGAAAAATAGAAAAATGACATCAGAGACAGTAAATTTAAAAACAGGCTGGATCGCAGCAATAGCTAGAGGACATAACGCAGGAGTATGTTTACTTAAAGATGGCGAAATAATCTTTAGTATAGAAGAAGAAAGATTAACTAGACAAAAATATGATGGTGGCCCATACGCTAGCATGATGAAAATTCTAGAATATACAGATAAAATTGATTATCTTGTCATAGCTCATACACAATCATTACAAACTACTGCTGGAAGAGTCGACTACACTGGCGATGACGTTTATACTGGTCTAGCACGTAAACTAAATTTAATCGATCGCAGAGCGAATTTACACAATCATCCACAAGTTGTAGATTTTAGTTATATGCATCACAAACTACATAGTGCTTGTGCTTTTTATCGTTCAGGATGGAATGATGCTGTTAGTTTAATAGTAGACGGAGCAGGTACATTTATTCAAATACAGTACGGAAACGATCCTATGACTATCTGGGAAGTTGAAAGTATAGTGGACTGTGAATATCCTGCTAATTTTAAAACTCTTTATAAACACTATGGCACATTGGAACCAGTTCCGGGAATATATTGGAGTCATTTAGAATCTGATAATTTTGGAGAACCAGGACAGTTTCACGAAGCACACTTAACTGACCGTGCTGGTATTGTTAAAGTATACGAAGGTGTAACAGAGTATTGCGGATTTAGTAGTATCGAAGCAGGAAAGACCATGGGATTATTTCCTTATGGAAAAGAAAATTCTAATATTCCTAAATTGTTTGATCATAGTTCTAAAATTCCATTAAGCAATAGAAATTTAATTGTGCCTAATTATCCTAATGGAGCCAAGGTTAACGCAGAACTATTTGATTTTTTAGATGAAAAATCTTCAGAGGATAATCTAGATGTGACATATCTTCAAAGTCGTAGAGATTTGGCCTATGCTGTTCAAACACAGACACAGGAACAGGTACTACGTTTAATTCGCAAGGCTGTAGAGATGACTGGCAAGAAACGTGTGGTCATCAGCGGAGGATACGGTCTAAACTGCGTGGCCAACTATTGGTACCTTGAACAGTTAAAAGACGAAGGTATTGAAATTTATGTTGAACCTATCAGTAACGATGCCGGTACTGCTATGGGAGCCGCTCTGCTATTTTGGCATGATGTAACACGAAATTCAGAAATACAAAAGTTAGACACATTATATCTTGGACCTAAGCAAACTTATTCTGATAAAGAAATTTTAGAAAAAGTAGGATATGCTGGCGGAGAAGTTGTTGACGCTAATTACGACGATATAGTAGATCTGTTAACTAAGAAAAACATTGTAACTATATTTCAAGGACGTAGTGAAAACGGTCCGCGAGCACTAGGAAATCGAAGCATTTTGTTTAATCCTACTTATGCTGATGGTAAAGACTTTGTTAATACAGTTAAACGTAGAGAATATTTTAGGCCTTTTGCTGGAACTATTCTAAAAGAACATGCGCACGAGTGGTTTGATCTGCGTGGCATGGACGAAAGCCCGCACATGATGTATGCTGTTAATTGCCAGCCTGGTGTAGCTGAAAAGATTCCTAGTATTATTCATGTGGACGGAACTTGTAGAATACAAACTGTCACAGAAGAACAAAATCATCACTTTTATAATCTAATCAAAGCGTTCTACGAAAAAACAAATATTCCTATTTTGTTTAATACTAGCTTTAATTTGGGCGGAGATCCTTTAGTAGAAACACTGGACGATGCTATCAATACACTGGTACGCAGCGATATTGAATATTTGTTCCTCCCAGAGTACGGAAAATTAGTAAAAATTCTCAACTAACCCTACAAATTCTGCCAGTATAACGATATGATAAATATAGTTAATATTGGCAGAATTACATGTTAAACTTTTCCAGCTTTTTTGATCAAGGATTACACTCTACCCTGCGTATGAAACCAGGCGTAAACTGGTCTCATAAAGGTCAGTGGATACAGATTTATACTGGTTTAAACACAGAAATTGATCGCTGGTACATGGGCGATTTTTCTAGTGTATCATATCAAATCACAGTCGAGTACGATAGCCACACAAAAGAAACAATAAATTTGTTAGTTGTTGCTACTCAAAATAATGTAAACTTAATAGACTATGGAAGAATTGGTACTGTATCCAGAATAGCAGATTTTTTGGTAGATATCAATGATAGTTACATATCGCTACAGGCCAATCCTAATAGTGTAGTATACGACGGTGCTAGAGTAATTTTTACAGCCAATTATGCTGAATCAATAAGTAATCCCGTAGCTGCTGCTATACCAAAAACTATTCAAGAAAGTAAGTTTTATTCAGAATACGGATTCGAAACTAGTGGATTTACAGTAGCTAATGGATTGCTTGATGTAAATTCTTTAACTGTAGATACATTTCAGATCGGATCAAATTTAACTGTTATTGGCGGTATTGTAACTATTAACAGTTCTGGCACAACGGGTTCGATTAACAATGTACTAATAGGAAATTTAACACCAAGAGCCGCTACATTTACAGAACTAAATGTAAACAATACTGCCCAAATAAACGATACAACTATTGTTGGTGATTTAACAATGTCGTCACCTGATAGCGTTATTAATATTTCGCCGTCAGGGAGTGGTACAGTAACTATTAATCCTAGCATGTTGGGATCTATCAATAATGTTACTATTGGTTAAACTCTACCTAGAGCAGCAACATTTACAAATACAACCACTACATCTTTATCAAGTAATACTGGTGCTATTACAACTGTAAATAGTACTACAGGTAATATCACAACTGTAAATAGTACTACAGGTAATATCACAACTGTAAATTCAACAACAATAACAGCAACAAATGTAATTATTAATAATAGCTTAACAGTTGATAGCATTACAACTGATGAAATAACAATCAATAATGCGCCATCTGCTCCTAACAAAGCAACAAGAAAAGATTATGTTGACGCCACAGCAGCAGCACTAGCGATTGCGCTGGGCGGATAACGGAGAACTAAATGTCAAAGAAAAGAATTCAAAATTATGTATTTTTACCAGGAACAGCCAGCAGTAGTAATGCCTATCCTAATGCTTATACACTTCTAGTTAATAATAAATCTTTTATACAAAAAGAAGCTAACACTTATATTAATGACAGTATTACTACAGATACAGCTATTAATTTAAATCCAAATGCTGTTGGATTGTTAACTAGTAATAAAGAATTCTTAAAGAAAGAAATAAGAGCGTATATTGCTGCCAGAGTAGCAGCTAGCACAGGACCGTTCGCTGGCTTTACTTATGATGCTGATAAGTGCGAAAGAGATGTTGGTTATATCATCGATGCTTATATATACGACCTGCGTTATGGCGGTAATGAACAAATTAGATATGTAGCAGAACAATATTGGTTAGGCGGAACACCGCAAGTTGACGGCACTAGACAAGCAGAAATCTGGGCACATACAAAACTACGCGATATCATAACCAAATACGTTTTTACCAGAACCGTATATCCTACAGAACAGGTAGCTGGTGTGATTCAGACTACATCTGGCTCTGATGCTGAAACACATATGATTCAGAGATTAAGTACGTTGTCTGAAATACTACTAGACGTTATTACTAATGGATTAAGTGTTCTTGAAACTACAAATTTATATCCAAATGCGGCAAGTCTGCTGACCAGAAATAAAGAATTTTTAAAAGACGAAATCACTGCTTGGATAGGCGCACAAGTAGCAGGAAATATTGCTCCTTTTGTGGGATTCACATATAACGCATCAAAATGTAAACGAGATGTTGGTTATGTAATCGAAGCATATATTTCTGATTTAAAGAATGGTGGTACAGAAAAAACTAGAGAAGCTGCCCAACAATATTGGTTAGGCGGAGTCGCTCAAGTAGATGGTACTAGAGCAGCCGAAGTAGCGGCACATACACAACTTAGAGATATAATCACTGGTTACATTTTAGCAAAACTGCCATACGGTAGTGATCAAACTCCAGTAATTACTACTCAAGATACTACTGGAAGCACTGCAGAAGCAGGCACTACTACTATTATTGCCACTTTAGCCAGTGTTGTTATTAACACCATCGATGTAGGCTTAGTCACATTAACTAATTTAAATCTTTATCCAAATGCTGTAAGTCTACTAACTAACAACAAAGAATTTTTAAAAGACGAAATCACTGCTTGGATAGCCACACAAGTAGCAGGTAGTATTGCTCCTTTTGTGGGATATACCTACGATGCTGCTAAGTGTAAAAGAGATGTAGGATATATCATAGACGGATACATTTATGATATTCGTTACGGCGGCAAAGAAGGCACCAGAGACGTTATCAGTCAATATTGGGTAGGTACTACAGCACAAGTCGACGGTGCCAGAACTCCAGAAGTTGCTGCTCACACAAAACTACGCGATATTATTAACAATAATATTTTACCTAAAGTGGCTTATAGTAGTGTACAAAGTCCAGTTACTAGTACACAAAGTCTAGCAGGATCAGCAGCTGAGTCCGGTGTTACAGCAACAATAACTAGTTTAGCCAGTATTGTTACTGGTGTAATTGCTAATGGGTTAAGCAGTTTACCATTAGTACCAATCACACAAAGTCTACGCAACTTTGCCGGCTACATCTATGATACTAGTAAATGCGAAAGAGATATTGGGTATGTGTTAGATGCTTATGCTAATGACCTACGCTACGGTGGAAATATAGAAACAAGATTTGTAGCAAGTAGATATTGGGAATCAGGCGTCCCGCAGGTTGACGGTGATCGTAGACCAGAAATCAAAACACACGAATTTATCAGAGATTTAATCAGTACTTATATTTTTACACAAGCTTCATATACGCCACTACAGGTCATAGTTTCAAGATATACAAATAACGGCATTAGTTATGAATCTGCAGCCAGCTCGCGAATTTATAATTTAGAAAGTCTACTGACCAATGTGATAGAAAATGGTTTATCTAGTTTGCCTTCTCGAGTGAATGGTGTAACTCAGCTTAGGATTCAAGGAAAAATTACCCTTGATGAAATATTATTAATAACCAATACTACAAATAATCAAATTCTATATAATTTTAGTAGTTCGGATTACGGCGCCACTGTAGATTATTTTGATACCTACAATAGTAATGGAAAATATAGAGACGACGATTTTCCTGCTTTTTTACAAACAGCAGACTACGTAACAACAATAACCTTAGATTCTGATACTTCTGCTTGTAGCTCTGCTGATGAGATTCAAATTTTTGTAGAGTCGAATGAATTAACAATTCGTCCATGGGACTTTGGCACAGATGCTATTGAACGTATGCGTGTGGCAACACCGCAGTCCATGCTTGATGCTGACTTCGAATACGGACTACAGCCTACTAAATGGCAGGCTATTGGTCTTCTGAGACAGTATCCTAGCGTATATGAAATTCCAGGAACTGATACTGCTGTGTCTACTGTGGTCACAGATGCTAGCGTAGGAACAGGAAATGTTGGTGCTAGTTTGATTACAGTTACTACATCAGGACCACACGGTTTTACAGTAGGAACTCCAATCACAATTAAGGCATTAGCTAATACTATTACTGGGTTTAGTAGGGCAGAAGGAACATTTTTAGTTAATAGTGTGCCTAGCACTGTTTCATTCACATATTACAGTGCCAGTAAGGTTGGAACATCAAACGGTCAAGTATTAGCCACTGCTTATACACAATTAAGAAAAGCTTCTTTTTATACAGGAGCAGCTTTAGGAACTCCTTCCTTCAGCATATATAGTCCTGGAAGTTCAGGAACAATTACTTCAGAATTTATTACACCGTCGGGGTCTGATCAGATTGCTTTCATCGGAACACCTCCTAGTATTGGAGCACCTCTAACAGCATCTGGTATTAATCCTGGAACACAGGTCACTGGTATTGTTGGTTCAGGTGGAGTAGCAGTTCAAACTGCTGCTGCTGCTAATGCTATTATAGGTGATACAAGTATAGATGTTGAAAGTGCTTCGGGTATACTCGAAGGCATGGCCATTGATAATGGTACAGGAACTGCTATTTTTGTCACAGGAATAACAGGTACAACAGTCAGTTTAAGTGGACCATTGTCTGCTAATAAAACAGGATCGGCAGACACATACCCTGGTTTATCAGCTACCTTGACTAGCCCAATTGGTTCTGGAGCAACTTTTAACTTTGCTAGAGTAAATGGATCATACCAATATGTAGGTGTAGCAAATGGTGGTTCGAATTATCTAGTAGGTGATAGAGTTAAAATCTCCGGAAGTTTATTAGGCGGTAGCGATACAACAAACGATATTACCATAACAATATTAAGTGTAGACAGCGGTGGATCAGTAGCTAACGTAGACAGTACTATTCCAATATCATTCACTGGAACTAGTGTAAACGGTTCAGTTACCTACACGCCAGTAAGTCAATCAAGTACTACTGGCAGCGGTATTAACAGTACCTGGAGTGTGGTAAGAAGTGACACAGGCGATTCGTCTGCTGGTCTTTATTCTGTGACTAATATTAATCCTGGAAGTAATTTTAATCCTGGAGATCAGGTTGTAATTACAGGCGATTTATTAGGCGGCACGACACCTGAAAACGACCTGTTTATCAATGTTCAAACTGTAGGCGGACTAGGAGAGATCCTTACTTACACAACGCTAGGTAGTGCGTTAGGTACGGACACATTGTTTACAAATGTTATATGTAGCAATCTGCCACATTTAGGAGCAGGCGCTGTATTTTCAATTTCAAGATTTGCTGGATCTTATACAGCTTCGATCACTAACGGAGGCAGTGGATATCAAGTAGGCAATATATTGACAATTTCTGGAGGAAATCTAGGAGGAACAATACCTACTAATAATCTAACTATGTCTGTAACACAAATTGACGGTGTCGGAGCTGTCCAATTAGTTTTAGAATCAGGAAATGCTGTTTCTGGTAGTCTAATTGATTTTGTATCAGCTATAAGTTTAAGTGAAGTTACTACAGGCGCACTGGCAGACGCAACTTCGATCACGTATGCTGCTATTGCTGGTGTACAATTAGATTTTGCTACAGCACACGGATTAGTGCCTGGAGCCAGTATCACAGTAGCCATTTTAAGTAATGGCCCTAATCATGCGTATGCTGCGGGACCGTTCTTCGTAGAAAGTGTACCAACTCCTACAAGAATTAGGTATACCGCAAGAACAAGTGGCACAATTGACGTATCATCAGTTACTCTAGCTGGAACAGTTTACACTAGATCAGATGCTTATTTTATTCATAGACCGTACGATGGCGGTGTTCAATTAGGCACAGGCGGACCACAACACGGCGCCCAGGCGATACGTATGAGGAAAAAATACATACGTTATCAGTCTGGTAAAGGTGTAATGTACACTACTGGTGCTCTGTTTGCTCCTAGCTATGATTTACAAAGTCTAACTGCTACAGGGACAAGTATCGGGTCTTACATAACTGTAGTTACTGATGATGTGGATCACGGCTGTCAAGTGGGCGGAGTTATTAGAATTAAAGGTGTTGTCACATCTGGATATAACGGAGAATACACAGTTACAGATGTGATTAATGAAAGAACATTTAGAATACAAGCACAGACAGTATTGAGTAATGTTTATGCTACATTATCTGGACAAAGTCAGATGAGCTTAGTTCGTTGGCATGGTGCCACAGTAAGAGCAGGTGCCTTCGACGAACAGAACGGAATGTTTTGGCAATATGATGGGCAAACTCTTAGTGTAGGTAGAAGAACTAGCACATTCCAACTAGCCGGTACTGTTAGTATTCCTAGAGATACGAATTTAATTACAGGTACTAATACGAGATTCAGAGACCAATTAAATGCCGGAGATAAAATTGTTATCAAAGGTATGACTCATTGTGTGTCTAGTATAGATAGTCAAACCAGTATGACAGTAACTCCAGATTACAGAGGTGCTGTTGATGCTACGAATAGTAAGTTATGTAAAGTTGATGATATCATTATACCTCAAGAAAATTTTAACCTTGATAAATTAGACGGTACAGGACCAAGCGGCTATAATGTAGATACGTCTACTATGCAGATGATTGGTATACAATACACTTGGTATGGTGCTGGTTTTATTGATTATATGCTTCGAGGGTCTGATGGTAATTATATTATGGTTCATCGTATTAGAAACAGTAACACTAATACCGAAGCATATATGCGTACTGGTAACTTACCTGTTAGATACGAAGTTATTAATGAAAGTGCTAGAGATAAGCTAGCTAGTTCAATTACTGCTACTCAAACAACACTGACCTTAACAAATGCTACTAATTTTCCAAACGAGTCTGGTGTGGTATTAGTAGACAACGAACTTATTGCGTTTACAGGGAAGAGCGGAAATACCTTAACAGGTTGTACTAGAGCTGCTCCTATGACTAACTTTGTAGCTGGTGCGTCAAGAACTTTTACTGCTGGATCTGCTACTACTCATGAATATAACACAGGTGTAGTACTAGTTTCTAACACAGTTAGTCCTATTATTAGTCACTGGGGTAGTGCTTTCCTAACAGATGGTAGATTTGATGAAGATCGTGGATATCTGTTTAACTATGCTGCTACTAACGTAAGTATTTCTACTACTAAGAGAACAGCATTTTTAATTAGACTAGCACCAAGTGTGAGTAATGCGATTGTTGGGGATTTAGGAGAACGCGAATTACTAAATCGTGCGCAGTTGCTACTAAAAGGTATTGAGATTACTTCAGATACAGGCACAGGCGGTATTGTTGTGGAAGGGGTATTAAATCCGCAGAATTATCCCACAAGTCCGTCAGATATTGCTTGGTCAGGACTACAAGGATCAGCTCAAGGTGGACAGCCTAGTTTTAGTCAGATTGCTCCAGGTGGTTCGGTAGTCTGGAGTTCAGCAGCTAGCACTACTGCTACTGCTACTACACTAGCATTTCCTACAGGAAGTATTACAGCTAGAGCATTGAGTTGGCGAGGAGGTGGTGGTGGTCGAAGTCTTGAAAATGGACAAAACTATTTTGCTGTCACAGAAGCAGATCGAAATACTTATGTTGGTCAAGGCTGGGCAGTAGGTGACAGAATTAGTGGTACTGGTATTCCTTCAAATACCACAATTACTCAGATAAGTGATTGGTATTTCGATAGTACATTAGGCACCCGTGTATGGTATGTGGCTATGAGTCAAAATGCTAATCAGAATGTTAACGGCAATAGTACATTGACTGTTACTAAAGCATATAACACTACTAATACATCTGTGTTGTTCTTCCAAAGTGCTAGTTGGGTTTCATCTGGAGCAACTACTGGTACCGAAGTCGACGATAACACTAAATTCCCAGGCGGTACATTTGTCAGTAATGCTACTGTTCAAAATTATTTTGGCACAGCATACTATCGTGTGACCTTTAATCAGTCCAGTATTGGAACAGCTTTTACTCCCGGTACTACCACAGTACAGTTTAAATTTGGTATTCCGCCTTATGCGCAGCCAGGAGAAACAGTATTTTCCTTTATTGCTGGACCAGGAACAACTAGTACACTTGATTTAAGCGAACTGAAAGAATTAACAAATACCACATTAGGCGGTCGAGGAACTTATCCTAACGGCCCAGACGTATTGGCTATTAATGTGTATAAGGTAACTGGAGCAGCAATTAATTCTAATATTGTTTTACGTTGGGGCGAAGCGCAAGCTTAAAGACTGTCAATAATATCAATAATAGATTGGATCTTAGTTTGTAACACCTTGTTGCGTAAACTAAGATCCAATGCTCTATGTAGAGGCTTAGGCGGCTCTTTTAAGGCAAACCATCCCCATGCCATGTGTTCTTCACTTAGTGTAGGAACAAATTCAGAAGAAACAACACAAAAGAAAGTATGAAAGTTAAACATACTGTCGTTACTGACAAAACGTTCTAAGGGTATTGTTTTTTTAATTTCTGGCAGATAACCTAATTCTTCTTCAATTTCTCTTTGAAGACCTTGCCAAGCTGTTTCGCCGTTTTGATTTGTGCCACCAACTAACCCCCAGTGACCATTATGTTTACCTTGACTTTTTTGTAATAACAGGAATCGACGTGTGTCTTTTGAACAGATTAAGGCACCAGAACAGTCAATTAATTCTATAGCTCTAGTCTCCATTGTCCTTTTTTATACTCACCTTCAAAAGATTTGACCCAACTTATTCCATTCCACTTATATTGTGTAAGTGTAAACATATTTGTTTGATAGAGCAACTGATCTGCGCTCTCTTTGGCAGAAAAAACTATGTGCCATTTTGATCCATCCCACTCGATAATATCATTAGCATCTGCTATAAAATCACTATCGTCAGCATTTTTCCAAGCATCTGGACCATCTTGATTTACATTTAATTTATAAGTCACTGTGCTACCAATTGGTATCGCTGTAGCAGTAACTAGATAGTATATTCCGTTATTATTTGTAGCAGTAGCAGAAGTTAATACACCATCTATATAAAGTTCATGACTATCAACTAGCGAAAATTCTATACCTGTGTTGATTCTTTTTGAACTATTATTAGTAACAAAAGTATCGATAACGCCACCGCCAATACTTTCGAGTATTAAGTATCGTGTTCCTACATCAGGATCTAACCCGGATCCATTAGGACCATTTTTAGTTGGGTCAACAATAGCATCGAAAGATCCCCAACTACCTGACACACGACTAGGACCTTCAATCATGTCATTGGTTGGGAATGTGTCTTCGTCCCAGTTTGACACCATGATTGTTTCATCTAATGGATTTAAACTTAGATAACCTACTACTTCGCTGCCATCGGCTTGTGTTAAAAATAGTTTAGTTAAACCGGCTTGATATTTTCCAGGGCTTTGATCTAGTATCAATCTCCAGTTAAGCCAAGGACCAGTAGTGCCTCTGTTAGTTATTTTAATATTTGTTTGTTCTACTAAAATATCATAGTTGCCTATTGTTACTGCTTCCTGTGATACCACATCAGTAAATGTCACAGATCCTGTTCCAAGGTCCATACCTAAACCTTCAACATATGGTAAGTCGCCATTAAAATTACCAAAAATGTTTGATACTACTTTGGTAATAACTCCTAGTTTTTTTACTTTAACAGGAGGACTTAGATATATCGGCGTCTTTAGCATTAATGTAGCTATGTCTATGGCTATAGTTGTACCTTGAGGAACAGATCTACTGCTAAATGTAACATCTTCTAATTCTACAACGGTTAAACTTGCCCAATCAACATAGTTGTCTGTGGTCTGTATTTCAAGACTAGGATTAAAGAAAGTTAAAATTTGTTCTAGTATTTGTAGTTTCTGATCTGTGCTAGTACTCCACACATCTACTTTCACTGTGAGAGTAAACGGTGTTGGCATTGGTCTTTCAACGGTATAGCTTCGACCAGGACTGCTGTTATACTGATCAGTCTCTGTGTCTATATCACGTTCTCTAATATTAATTTTACCAACAAAACTAGCATCAGCTAATCTACTTCTATCTAAATCTAAATCAGAAATGTAAACTGCTATTCTTGGAGCACTTGATAGAGTGTTTTCACTATTTTGATTTACTATGTGAGCAGCTTGTCTGTCAGGATCTCCGTACATAACTGGAACTCTAATAATAGTGCCATCATTATATTTTACTGTAAAATTACTTAACAGTCTGATAATCTGTAATAGGTATCGCCTTACTTGGCCATCATAAAAATGAAGCATTATAAATCTGCCTTAGGTCGTAACGCTTTAGACAAGCTTTGACGTTCTGAAACTGTTTCACCGTCTATAGTCATTGTATTAGTATTATTGACAAATTCTGTTTTAGCAGAGTTTCTAGTATCTGTATTTGTAAGAGTCATTCTTACATTATCTTCTCGTTTAACCCAACTTGCTCCGTTAAATCTGAATAATCTGTTTGGCATAAAATCTGTTCTTAAAAAATAATCGCCTTCTCTAGAATTAATTGGAAATTGTGTACCATGCCCAAAGTCAACACCGTTGTCTGGAATACCATCGCCTAAAAGGTAACCGTTATATCCAGATCTAATTGGACGTTCGTGTATTCTACCAGCGTCTAGTAGTGTTGAACTAGCGTCTTCATCTGTAATATCTGCTGTTGTAAGAGCAGGTTTTCCATCATCGTCTAATGCTAGTGTATAATAAGATCTAGTATCATATCCGCTCTTAGGAGCATCTGCTTCTGCCTGTGCTATAATGGCATCGTTAATTTCTATGTTTTTATCAAAGGTACTTAATAATTCTTGTATTGTGTTTCCACTATACACACTAAAATAACTTACGTTAGGAGGAACATTACCTGTGGTAGTCGCTGTCACCGAATATAAAATACCTTGATATCTTATTATTTCTCCAGCAGTATATGTTCTATCAGCATCATAATCTCCAACATAGTTGGCATGTTCGTCAGTTGGTCTTTTTAGTATGTCAGCATACTGCTGTGTGTCGGCTATTTTCTTTAATTTTAGTCTGTATAAATGAGGATACCAAGTTACACTAAATCCTTCAGCGGCTCGATTTACGTCCTCGACGACGAAGAATCTTGGCATAGCTTGGTCATAGTCATTTAAAGCAAACTGATCTTTTAAATGCGGCAATTCTAATACGTCGCCTGCTAAGGGTTTTCTTCCTACAATCGTAATAAAATCGTTGATGTGTACAGTCATATAGACCATATCATTATCTAAAAATAAACCAAATTGACTTAGATTGAAGTCTAAGTCTTGAACTTGATAATGTCCACGTATTCTGTAAATATCTTCGCTGTATTTCCTGTCGCGATTTTCTAAAAATAACAGATCTTGAATATTAGTCTCTTTAATTACATCATAATGTGGCTGATCTGCCGTAGCTTGATCTACAGGCGTATTTTGAGGACCCAAATACTTGTGTAAATATACGTCGGTGCCACCAACTGTGAACATTTCACGAATTTGGCGATCTATAAATTTATAATCATGCCCTTTTTCTGGGCGGTACAGTGATATACGTGGCATAGTACAATATTTAGCGAATAAATACTAGTGGAGATCTATATGCCAACTAACGAAATAGAAAGTACAAATCCACAACAAGTTAAGCAAAAAGTCTACGACTATTGTCGTGTCATGCTAGGCGACGGCATGGTCGATGTTGAACTAGATCCTATACACTACGAAACAGCATTAGACAAGGCTTTGACAAAATTTAGACAGCGCAGTCCAAACAGCGTCGAAGAAAGTTATGTGTTTCTTACCCTAGAAAAAGATAAAAACGATTACGTTTTACCTCAAGAAATAGTAAATGTTCAAAGCGTTTTTAGACGCACACTAGGATCAAGAACTGGTGGAGGAACTGGTACTAATTTTGAGCCTTTTAATCTAGCATATACAAATACATATTTGTTAAACAGTACTATGTTAGGCGGCATTGCTACATACTATATGTTTGCTAGCTATCAAGAAATGGTTGGTAAAATATTTGGAAGCTATATCGAGTTTCAATGGATTCCTACTAGTAAAGTTTTAAGAATTCTACAACGTCCTTTTACCGAAGGCGAAGTTATTATGATGAGGTGTCAGAACTACCGTCCTGATTACACAATTATCGAAGACTACTTAGCTAAACAATGGATCAAGGATTACACATTGGCCACATGTAAACTGATGCTAGGTGAAGCTCGTAGTAAGTTTGGAGCTATTGCTGGGCCTGGTGGATCCGGGCAATTAAATGGTGCTGATTTAAAATCAGCAGGAAAAGAAGAAGTAGAAAAATTAGAAAAAGAACTTGAAACACTGGTCGCTGGTGGCACAGGGTATACATTTATCATTGGTTAATATGAAAATCTACGATATTATCACAGAAGTTAAGCAACCAAAACCGACTAAAAGACAAAAGCAGTCTACTAAAGGACTCAACATCTACGGAGATTCTGAAAAAGCAAACAGCGATTATGTTGCTTTTAAGTTAGGCCAGGCTATGGCTAGCACAGATGGGAAATCAGTGCCTAATATCGACGGAAAAAGCTGGCACGGAAAAAAGAAAACTATTCATCCTTACACAGAAGTAGAACAACAGATGTTCGAAAAAGCAGCTAAGGCAGTAGGGGCAGACTATAAAGACCTAAACAAAGGTAATATGAAAAGTATGGAATTAGATACTACTAATAAAGTCAGCCCAGTACCTGCTCGTAAAACGAACAAGTACGGCGTCTAATCTCTTGACATAATAATAAAATTGTAATAAATTATAGTGCTAGGAGACACTATGATTATAGGATTTGTTGGATTCATTGGTTCAGGCAAAGATACTGCTGCGGACTATCTTGTTAATTTTCACGGTTTTAGAAGAGACAGTTTTGCTGCTACACTCAAAGATGCTGTAGCCAATGTGTTTGGTTGGGACAGGACTCTTTTAGAAGGACGCACAAAAGAAAGCAGAGAGTGGCGCGAGCAAGAAGATGCTTGGTGGTCAGAGAGATTAGGAAAACCTATTACTCCTCGTTATATACTTCAATACTGGGGCACCGAAGTTTGCCGCAATGGATTCCATAGCGATATATGGATAGCTAGTCTAGAAAATAAACTTCGAAAAACCGCCGACAATGTGGTTATCACAGACGTTAGATTCACTAATGAAATTAAATCTATTAAAGATGCTGGCGGTAAAGTATTTAGAATCAAGCGCGGTCCAGATCCTAGTTGGTACGAATACGCAGTAAATTTTAATCAAGGTCCTACAAACATGCGCTGGTCCTTGAGCAAAATGCAGTTAGATAGAGATAAAGTTCACGCCAGCGAATTCAGCTGGGTAGGCAATAAACACATCGATGCCGAAATAGATAATAACGGAACTATAGACGATTTATACAATCAACTTAGAAGTCAGGTTGAAGATCGCCTTGGCGCCATAGAACGCCCTCTTTATGTAGGACTCTCTGACAGTTAGCACACACTGTTTTAAGATTGTTTGTACGACTGTTATTCAGATTACCGTCTACGTGAAACACGTTAAATTGTTCTTTGTGCTTACTCTTATATCCACACTTATCGCAATTTAACTTTTGTCTATATCCGTCTTTGTACCACTTAGGTACTCCGTGAGCAGTGCCTCCATGTTTAAGACACATTTCACACTTTTTGCGATAATAAGTCTTTCCATTCTTCACATAGTTAACAGCAGCAGGTCTTAAATTACAAATACATAAAGGTCTAGTCATAAAAATATTTATACTGGACCTTTTCGTCCCCTTTTCTTCAAGGCATAAGTAGCCAATTTTGCGTTTTTCCAATAAATAATAGTAGAACACCAAATTAGGAGATGCAAGATGGCATTAAGTTCACCAGGCGTAGAAGTCAAAGTTATTGACGAG